TTCTGGTTCCCAATTAGACCCACTAAAGTCATTGTATATTGGTTTATGATATGCAAAATCAAAATCTTTACCCATGAACCAACCATGCTGTTTTAACTCATGCACTATCTCTAAGGTCCTACTAACATCAATGTATAATATTACTTGTCGCACTTTAACCACGTGCTAACTGAAACAAGATAGCATCACGCTCATCGGTGAAATAAAAATCCATATAATCTTCGGTTACGTGGGTTTCATATTTGTCTCCCGGTAAACCAAATTTTTCTATAACCCAAGCGCAGGTTTCATTCCACATATCATACTTATGATTTGTTCTCCATGTTATACGAACTCTAGTACCCTCCGGCATTTAATAACTCCTTAACTAGTTTCACATTATCTGGTTCACGATTGAACTTAATCTTCCATAATTCTGGATTGATATAATCAATAACCATCTTAACCTGCGATTCATTTAAACTATCTAAGAACTTCACACCACTATCACTTTGATATAACATCCAAGGACTAAGTTTCCCATTGGTAATACTATGGCATATCTTGTTAGGGTTACCATAACACAAATAGTCTTTAGGTACAATGCCCTCTTTCTCTGCTAAATCCATAGTAGTTTGGACACTACGTGCAATAGCATCTAATGGATCTTCAATACGCAAATACTCAATTAAATATTTTGTATAGACACTATCACTGGCCCAAGTATCAATTTTGATGTTATTTTTTAACAACCAATCTACATATCTACTAATGTTTATTGCATTGATATTTGCACAATGAGTTCCAAACTTTACAAATGCAGTATAATAAGCACTGCGAATAAACTCCTCATATGTTTTTGCCTTTTTAGTTGAAGTATTCTTTTTATAAAACTGTAGCCAAGATTGAAAGCCAATACGATTGCCTTGCATATCTTTATTCATCCAACGTTGTTTGTTTTCGCATAGGTGCTTAGACATAGTAGATTCACGTAGGAATTCTCTATTGCAAAAATCACAACCATACTTGATTGTCTTATCAGTTGCCTCTGTCTTTTTCGTATTGAGTGATATCTTCATCTGTAACCGTTTGGCTTAGTACTTCTATGTCTGCTATTTTTAAATGGGGATAAATTTCTGCAAGATGCATTTTCTTACGTTGCTCTTGTACAAACTGTTTTGAATACTCTGTTAAATCCTCACTATTTGCTTTAGGATAAATTTTTGTAAAGTATTCTTTGATTTCTTTTACTTGTGCAGGTTCTTTTAATAAACTAACACGTTCTTTAATCTGCGGTAACCACTGATGATATTGTTTCCCTAATCCGGGACTAGCCGCACATAACATGTACCATTGTAGTTTAGGATGCTTACTAACACTTTCATTAAAGAAGTATTTGTTCGCATTATATTCTGTACTCATTACATAATATCCTGCAATGTCCCCTGAACCTTTCACATAACTTAACCATTTGATTAACATGAACGGCACAAACTTACGCTGTTGCTCGGGTGTAAGCCTATCGTAATAACCATAGTCTTTTTTGTCTAGTGCCGCAATTGCTTCAAACAAGTTGAAGTCTTGGTTCTCTAATTTTTCATCTGCGGGGATAGCTGGTTTTTTAGTTGCCATTAGAACGCCTGACTATAATCTACAATCTCACAGTTACGACTAATTTCTTTTACAAAATACACACATCTTGGCTTAGGACCATCTTCTATCGGTACACATAAGAACTGACCGTTCTTCAATCGAGGTGCATACCATGTTACATCGTGGTAAATATCTACAATCTCAATAGGTACAAAACTTGGACTAAAACTTGTGAGCGGGTTAAACTCAAACGCATTAAATCCTCTATCATTGATACTTGTGAGAGGTAATGTTTCTAAGTCGCCGTGTTCTTGTTCACCAATTAATATTTGCCAATCAATTGGCATTTTAATTGTCTGCTCACCGATCTTTAACACAAGAGCAGGACTGTTAAAACTTTCTAAAAAGATTAACGGAATATAATGATAATCTACATTTTGTGGATTGCTATTGTCTAGTATAGCAAAACGCAGGTCATCTATCTCTTCGGGAAGTGTTTCTAAATTATAGAATTCGTTGTCTAGGGTTAATATTCGCATGTTGCTATTCTATCACATTCTTATCTGTATGTCAACTTTTCTAAGTCAAACGGGTAGTTTGCTTCTTTATAAAAAGCCTTACGTTGGGTTAAGTGACGTTTGGCAAACTTGCAACTACTTGTTACATCCCAGATTTGGACGAAGTCTTTGTCCTCAGCTTTTCTAATTCCTCGTCCAATACTTTGGATAACTCGAACAAAGCTTTTTCCGGGTTCAATAAGTACAAGATTAAAAATACGGGGTATATTAATACCAACCGCAGCCACACCATAAGTGGCCACAATAATTTTATTCGTACTTGTAGCAATTTCATCATATTCCTCTTTCCTATCAACCATGTTAGTAGCACCGCTAACGAACACGCTATCGGGCAATCTACTAATCAACTCTTTACCTGCATTCACTCGGTCAACAAGGACCAATACATTACCTGTCTCTTTAATCTTTAAAATCAACTCGGCAATAGCATCAAGTCTATGCGTATCTTCAAGCAAATGTTTCAATTCACTTTGATAATTAGTAAACTCTACCTCATCTTTAAGTTGCACAATGTTAACGTGACATTGTGCTAATACACCTTGATCCTGTAATTCACTTGCACTTAGTTTACTGATAACAGGACCAAGACTTACAAATAACGATTGTGCTTCAAACTTAGCTTTAGGGATAGTTCCAGTCAATCCCCATCGAATTGGCACTTTAGCAAATACACCTGTAAGTAATGTTTTCAGTGCATCTGCTTTGGCCATGTGTACTTCATCAACCATTACACAGACAACACCTTCAATGAAGTCCATAATATCTGCTTCACCAGCTTTTGTTTTCTTAAGCATATTGTTAAGACTCTGCCAAGTACAGATAGTGTGTGTCTTGTTATATTCTTTACGATCACCAAAATATACACCAACATCTAATCCTAGATTAATATAGTCTGCTTCGGTTTGTGTTACCAAACTCTTGTTCGGGACGATAACAATACTACGACCATATTGTTCTATGCTGTGAGATAATGCGGCAGTCATCAATGTTTTACCCGCACCTGTAGCAATCTCTTGTAATGATTGTGGGTTCTTTAAGAAGTTGTTAACGATACTAATTTGATAATCACGCAACTCTACGGGTGTGCCTTCTTTGGGATGACCTTTAGGCCAGTTCTTATGAGCAAACGTTGCCTCGGACACTTCAGTAAACTCAAAAGTTGTAGTGTAATCTCTTGTATCTTCTAACTCAATGTCATAACCTGCATTGTCTAACAACGGGATGATTTCGGGAAGTAGATTGATATAGCTTGAGCCACCTAAACTGAAATAGCTTACCTTACCATTCCATCTACCGAGACGGACCGCAGGGAGATATCTTGCACCGGGAACTTCATACTCAAATAACTTCATCAGTGCTTTGCGCTCTGCTAGTTCAACACCTTCTATTTTTACGTTAACTTCATCTTTAACGATTATCTTACATTGTTTCATTTATTTCCTAAATTAACGGGTGATGAGTTAACACATTTTACAATTTTAAATAAGCTCACAGGAGGATCCATATACCCGTAGCTTCTATAATAATGTATCATAACAGGTTTATCATATGATTGCAATAACGATCGGTCTCTAATCAAATCAATATTCAAATCATTAATCAAATCTTCAGTGGGTTGATTTAACAAAAATAGTTGTCTTGAGGATGTGGTTGTCGATTCTGTTAAGCCGTCACATCCCAATTCTCCTAACCATTTAATAGTTTTTGCGATATCGGTAATCTCACACTCAACCCTATATCTAACTGCAAAATCAACCTTCATTGGATCTTCAAATTTAACAAAGTGTTCAATAACTGAATTACTTATGTTAATACCATATTGGACATAGTCTGCTACCATTTTTAAGTCATTGGTCAATGGTATATCTTTAATGTTATTATACAGAATTTCATTACAAGCGGCTATGTAGAAATAGCCATTATTGTAAATAAGTGTCGGCTCCCAATATTTAACAGTTTCGTAATCGCTAAGACTGTCGATAATTTGTCTAGTAATTGTACAGTACATAATTGTATCAAAATGATCGGCACTCATTGTAATCAATGATTTTAATACAGTAACACCGTATTCCATTTCATATTGTCTTTTATCCTTATGCCATTCCATTGAATGTATAGGATCCTTTTTTAATGCTGTTAGAAATCCTTTACTGAAGGGACTTCTAAAAATAATTTTATCTTTTATAATAGAAACAGATGCATTGGTATATTGCGGTGAGCTTTCTATTATGTTGCATTTCCATGGCAATTGTAATAGTGTATCTATATCAAACTTTTGTTGAGTAAATTGCCTTTTATATTTTAATGCAATTTTTCTAAAGAGACTATCCTGATTAGTAGTGATATTATTCTTAATGCCAATCAGATTAGTTAAATTATTAATAAATTGTAGGTCATACCTGCTCAATCGTATATTGATAAGCATAAAGGTGCCAACATCTTCAAGTGTCTTAAAATCCATTCTTTATTATATCACAGATAAACAGTATTTACAAACATAATGGTTAAAGGAGCATTGCTCCTTTATCGGAGAGGACTTATTGACGTTGCCTCTACGCACACTGCAGGGGTTATGCAGATTTCATACACGTTGTACGTGCAAGATTTTTCCAGTTGTTCGGGCTAATCTTCACTAAGTCAGCAATCTTCAAACACATACGCAAGGACACTTCACGTAGTTTTGTATGATTGTCCCACATAAAGTCAATTACCATTTGTGATTGTTCTTCGGTGAATTCGTAATCACTAAACAAACCACCATCAGCATCACGATGTACCTGCTTGATACGCAACATTTTGTCACGATCACCATCAATAGTCAGGTCCAGAAAGTGACAACGTGACTGCAATGCTTCTAAGTGGTCCTGCAATTTCTTAGACTTCAGATTGCCGAATTTCAAGTTAGTGATAAAGATAGCACTACCATTGAAGTTGAAAGTATTCGGGATACCTTCTTCACGCAACAAACGACTATCACTATTCCAGCAGATTCTACGAGTCTTGCCT